CGGGACGCTCGTGAAACTCTTTCCCGCAGGATTTCCCACTCCAGGTGTATTTGCGTGAACCACCGGATTCCTTTGTACAACGCCGACGGCGAGCTGGCCGACTGGGTCAGCGAGCAGCGCCTGGCGCGGCTCGAGGCCGCGGGGTTGATCGCTCGCGTTGTGCGCCACCCCAAGGGGCACATCAATCGCGCCATCCTGTTCCGGCGCCCGGGCGAGGGCGCGGCGGTGGAACTGCGGCAGTACATGGGCACCCGCTACAGCTTTCGAGAGCATCTGGACAACGGGCGGCTGTGCTGGAAGCTGCGGCGGCTCGACCTTCGGGATGAGGACGGCGTGCCGTTCAACAACCGAGCAGTGTTCATGCGGGTCATCCGAGAATGCCTGGTTGGGTACGTGACCTCACGGCGATGCTGGCTTGGTGGTGGGCACTGTGTAGATGAGCAAGGGGGTATGTTTGCCGGACGGCACTCATAACACGGACGAAACTGCGTACCGGGCTGGTCCTGTGTGGTCCGCCGAGACGCGGCCGCGCCGGTCTTACGATCCCCGTCCGGCCGCCCTCATGGCTTCCGCTTTGCCTCCTTGTCAATGGCCTTTAGAAGATTCTTAACAACCTTGTCCGCCACGCTCGAACTGACACTGTCTACGAACAGCCCTGGTTTGGCTTCGCCCACCCAGAGGATCTTCTTGCCCTTTCCGATCAGCCGAACGACAAGCGTCGCATCATATCGGGTTCCGCCGGAGGCTGCGCCACCGTACTGGTCCACGCTTGCGGAGTACCCGAGGTCTCTCACAATCTCAGCGACTCCAATCAGAATGGCATCTGCGCTCTCAGGCTCCTGAACAACCGAAACCTTCCCACTCTTCACAAGACGGTTTATGACCTTCTCCCGGATGAGGTCGGCACCTTGGGCGTTTCCGAATGAGCCCACGTAAACCGCTCGGACCTCCCGGAGGCTTGTTGCTTCACTCGCGAAAGCGCCAGTAGCAATGAGAAGGACGATCTCACCTACCAAACTCCTACAGCACATGTCGGGCCACCTTCACACTCCATTATACTCTGCGGGTCCTTCCTAGGCCTCGTGGCCGAGGGTGGGATGGGTGGCACGCTGTGGCCAGGGTCTGCGCCCGTGCAAGGTTGACAGGTTGACAGATGCGGGCAGGAGTAGTGTGACGTGGCCGCTGGGCGCGAGCCCGTCAGCCAAGCCGAGTACGCGCGCCATCGGGGCGTCAGTCGCCAGTACATCAGCCGCCTGGCCAAAGCCGGCGTGCTGGTGATGCGCGGCGGCAAGGTCGACGTGGCGGCCTCTGACGCCGTGCTCGATGATCGGCCCGAGCCGGTTTCGGAGAGAGTCGTTGCGGCGCCCGCCGAAGTGGCCGCCGGCGCCACGACCTACGCCCAGGCCAAGACCGCCGACATGGTCTTCCGGGCGAAGCTCCGCAAGCTCGAGCACGACGCGCGGGTGGGCAAGCTGGTCGAGGCCGACCTGGTCAAGCAGCGCTGGGCGTCGATTTTGGTCGAGCTCAAGGAGCGGATCCTGGCCGTGCCCGACAAGCTAGCGCCCGAGGTCACGGCGCTCACCGATGAGCGCCAGGTGCGAGAAGTCTTGAAGCGCGAGATGCACACGCTCGTCAACGCGCTGCGCGAAGTGGTTCAGTATGCGCGTTGAGGAGATCCAGATCCTGGCCGCCGAGGTGCTGGCGCCGCCGCCCGATCTGAGCGTCTCCGAGTGGGCAGATCAGAACGCGCGGCTGAGCTCGGAGTCGGCGGCCGAGAAGGGCGAGTGGCGGACTGATCGGGCGCCCTACCAGCGCGCCATCATGGACGCCCTCAGCCCCTCGCATCGGGCGGAGTCGGTCGTTCTGATGTGCGCGGCGCAGATGGGCAAGACCAGCATGCTCTCGAACTTCATCGGCTACATCGTCGATCTTGATCCCGGTCCGATCCTGCTGGTCCAGCCGCGCGAGGTCGATGCCGAGGCCTTCTCGAAGGACCGCCTGGCCCCCATGCTGCGCGACACGCCGTGCCTGCGAGGCAAGGTGGCCGAGGCGCGCAGCCGCGACTCGAATAACACGATCCTGCACAAGAAGTTCTTGGGCGGCTCGATCACGCTGGCCGCGGCCAGCTCGCCCGCGGGCTTGGCCATGCGCTCGATCCGCTACTGCCTGCTCGATGAGGTGGATCGGTATCCGGCGAGCGCCGGCAGCGAGGGCGACCCGGTCAACCTGGCGATCACCCGCACGGCGAACTTCTGGAACCGGAAGATCGTGCTCTGCTCGACGCCCACCGTCAAGGGCGCTTCGCGGATCGAAGCGGCGTACCTGGAATCGAACCAGCAGAGCTACTGGGTGCCTTGCCCGCACTGCGGCGAGTTCCAGGTGCTGCGCTGGGACAATCTGGTCTGGCCCAAAGGCGAGCCGGGGAAGGCTGAGTACCGCTGCGAGCACTGCGCCAAGCTGATCGGCGACTGGCAGAAGCACTGGATGCTGAAGCATGGCGAGTGGCGCGCCGCGCATCCCGAGCGCGAGGTCGCCGGCTTCTGGATCAACGGCCTGTACTCGCCCTGGCGCAAATGGGGCGCGCTGGCAACGAAGTTCCTGGCCGATCGTAAGTCGCCCGAGACCCTGCGCGAGTTCGTCAACACGGTGCTCGCTGAGCCGTGGGATGACGAAGCGGAAACCAGCGTGGATATCGCTACGGTGATGGCCCGGCGAGAGCACTACCGGGCACCGGCGCCGTTCGGCGCGGCGGTGCTCACAGCGGGCGTCGACGTTCAGAAGGACCGCCTCGAGCTCGAACTGGTCGGTTGGGGGCGCGGCGAGGAGTCATGGTCCATCGAGTACCGCGTGCTGCCGGGTGATCCGACCGGAGCGGCCCTTTGGCAGGAACTCGATTCGTATCTGGAGCGGCGCTGGCTCCATGAGGCCGGCGTGTCGCTCCCGGTAGCGGCGTGCGCAATTGACTCCTCCTACGAGTCGCAGGCGGTGTACGAGTTCTGCCGGACGCGCTACCACCGGCGCGTGTTTGCGGTAAAGGGTGTAGGCGGAACGCAGCCGGTCTGGCAGAGGAAGCCGACGGCGAAGAACATCCGGGGCGAGCGGCCTTGGCTGGTCGGGACCGACACGGCCAAGGAGACTCTGATCGGCCGATTGCGCAACCCGACGCCGGGCACGCCAGGCTATGCGCACTTCCCGGTGGATCGCGAGCAGAACTACTTCGAGCAGCTGTTGGGCGAGGTGCTGGTGACCACTTACAGCCGCGGGCAGCCCAAGCGCGAATGGCGGCCGAAGCCCGGCGTGCGCCACGAAGCGCTCGACGCGCGGGTGTACGCCTACGCGGCTCTGCGTGCGCTGATCTCGATGGGGCTGTCGCTCGATAACGAAGCCGACCGGATTGCGGCGCTCCGCAACGAACAACAGCAGGCGGCGCCGGCTCAACAGCAGGAGCGGCGCTGGCTCGGGGACCGGACCAAGGAATGGCTCAAGCGATGAAGATCCGAGGCATGCCGGCGGAAACGGCCCGTCCGGAGTGGGAATACATGGTGGTGACCGCCGAGGCCGAATCCCCGGACCTGCTCGCCGACTACGGCGCCCAGGGCTGGGAGCTGGTGGCGGTAGTGCGCGAAGCCGGCGCACGCGCGACGTTCTACTTCAAGCGGCGGAGGCAATGAATGGCTTGGAGTCAACAGCAACTCGATGCGATTGAAGCCGCCATCGCCAGCGGCGAGCTGACCGTCCACTTCGGCGACCGCACGGTCACCTACCGATCGATGGACGACCTTCTCAAGGCACGCGCCGTAATCAAGGATGCGCTTGAAAGCGAAGCGGGCACGGCGCCGGATCGCTTCAGCTTCGCCCAGACCAGCAAGGGATGAACTGGCTCGACAAAGCTATCGCGTGGGTGGCGCCGGAGGTAGGCCTGCGCCGGTTGCGTGCGCGCCGCGCCGCCGACCTGGTGCGCCTGGCCTACGAGGGCGCTCGGACGGGCCGGCGCACCGACGGCTGGATCACCACCGGCAACTCGGCCAACGCCGAGATCGCACAAGCCCTCACGAAGCTGCGCGAGCGCTCGCGGGATCTTATCCGCAACAACCCGTACGCCGCGCGGGCCGTGGCGGAGGTCGTGGGCAACGCCATCGGGACCGGGATTACGGCGCAGGCGCGCACCGGCGACCAGAACCTGAACCGCGAGATCGATCGCGCATGGTCGGAATGGATTGAAGAGTGCGATGCGGACGGCCAGCTCGATTTCTACGGCATCCAGGCGCCGGTCGCACGAACGGTGTTTGAGAGCGGCGAATGCCTGATCCGGTTTCGCCAGCGCCGAGACGGCGATGGCCTCAAGATTCCGGTCCAGTTGCAGGTTCTCGAGCCTGACTACCTGGATCAGTCGAAGACGCAGAAGACCGAGACGGGCTACATCATCCAGGGCGTCGAGTTCGACCTGGTGGGGCGGCGCATCTACTACTGGCTGTTCGGCAGCCATCCCGGAGAGGTGACGCAGACGTCATTGCGCGGGAGCCTCACGAGCGCCCGCGTGCCGGCCTCCGAGGTGCTGCACGTCTACCGCAAGGATCGGCCCGGTCAGGTGCGCGGGGTGCCGTGGCTCGCGCCGGTCGTCATCACGTTGCGCGACCTGGATGAGTACGAAGAAGCCGAGCTGGTGCGCAAGAAGATCGAGGCCTGCTTTGCGGCCTTCGTCACCCAGCCGCACGGTCCCGAAGGTCCCAGCATCGGCCCGGCGGCCACCGAGCCGGCGACCGGCAAGCGGATCGAGGCGTTCGAGCCGGGCATGATCGAGTACCTCAGGCCGGGTGAGGAGATCACGTTCTCGACGCCGAGCCATGTGGCCGGCTACCGGGATTACGTCGCCGCCAAGCAAGCCACCATCGCCCCCGGCTTGCAGCTCACTTACGAGCAGTTGACCGGGGACCTCTCGCGGGTGAACTACTCGAGCTACCGCGCCGGCTTGCTGAGCTTCCGCAACGGGATCGAGGCCTTCCGGTGGCTCGTCTTCATTCCGATGTTCTGCATCCCGGTGTGAAAGCGGTTTCTTGCCGTCGCGTTCACCGCTGGGGAGATCTCGCAGACAGGACCATTCAAGGCCGAGTGGACGCCGCCGGGCTTCGGCAGCGTCGATCCCTACAAGGACTCGCTGGCGACGCTCAACCGCATCCGCACGGGCACGCTGACCCTGCGCCAGGCCGTCGCCGAGCAAGGCTACGATCCGGATGCGCAGCTTGAACAGATCGCCGAGATCAACCGGCTGCTCGATGAGAAAGGCATCGTGCTCGATTGCGACCCGCGGCGCGTGACGCAGAGCGGCACCCAGCAGAAGGAGCTTCAAAATGACCCTCAAGAGAGAGCGGCTGGAAGCACGGTTTGAGGCCCTTGCTCCAGCCGACCATGACGAACGCACGGCGACGCTCACTTGGTACAC